CAGCCAAAGGCTACAAAGTCAATACTCAAGAAAGATTCACGCGTAACTATTGCGCCTACGCCCACATTTTCGGACGATGTTGTGATGGACGGAGGCATACAGTTAACAAATACACGGGCAAGTACACCAACGCAGCAACGCAGACCCGTGCGCAATACAATAATGGATGATACATACGATGTATACAACACTGATAACCTAGACAACGCATACGAAAACACACTGATTCATGAACCTGCGCAGTCATCTGGTTTTGTTAGACCCCAAGGAAGATTTCCAATTGTTAAACCAACGGTACCGCCTCTACCAGAAGGTTGTAAGTGCGAGGCGTGTTTGGCGGCAAAGGCGGCTCACGCACCGCCACCGCCATCTGTATCAAATGCAGACGTGATGAAGCAGTTAGAGGATCTCAAAAAGTTTATGGTTGAGCAAATAAAGCCACAACCGCTTCCACCAGCACCAGTAGCACCAGCACCAGTAGCACCTACACCAGTAGTACCAGTAGCACCCGCACCAGTAGCACCCACACCAGTAGCACCCACACCAGTAGCACCCACACCAGTAGCACCATCACCTGTACCCGTACCAGTATCAGCATCTGAGCCAGCCGAACGACTCCCTAAAATCGTATATCCTGAAAATAGCAGAAGTCACGCATCACCTATAACGGTCAATGCAGAGCCGGTTGTTGAGACACCAGCGGCAACAGTCGCAGAGGTAAAGGTCACAGAAGTAACAGAAGCAATAGAGGTGTCAAAGGTCGCAGAGGAAACTCAAGAGCCACCAAAGGCAACAATTGAAGTGAATGCACACGAACTTGAAGAGATTCGTGCCCTTCTCGCCGAGAGACAAAAAAAGATTATCTGATAGTATTGTCGTAGAAATTTTCGCACATGGAAGTAAGGATGGATACCCGCTTTTGGGGACCGAGCGGCTGGCGGCTGCTACACTTAGTGGCGTTTGCTGCTCCCAACCTTAACCGACGCTACCTTCTTCAATTTTTTGAAAATCTACCGTACGTGCTACCCTGTAAGTTCTGCCGCGCGTCATTAACAGAGTATTACGCAAGCGATCCTATTCCCACGGACTCAAAGGAATTCGCCAACTGGCTCTATCGTATTCATAACCGCGTAAATGGCAAACTCCGCGAGCAGAAGTTAATTACAGGCAAGGACCCCACTTGGCACAACGTCAAGCAGCGTTACGAAAAGTGGATGCGGCAGTCTTGTACACAACAGGCAATGATCGGTTGGGATTTTCTATACTCCGTTGCGTATACAACCCCCTGTAAAGATGTGACAAGCACTCCGATACCAGGGGCGCCACCACATCCAGCGACTCCCGAACTTAAAAACCGCTGGAATACGATGACAATCGCGGAGCGCCTACCGAAATTCAAACTATGGTGGGAGTCTCTTCCCCATATTCTCCCTTTCCCCGTTTGGCAAAAGGCGTGGGTCAAAGCGGTCCCCCACGTGCCGAAGCTCGCTTGCGGTAGAAAAGCGGTCACCGAGTGGCTCTACAAAGCTGAAAAAGCGATGTGCCAAGAGATCAAAGAGAATGCGCCCCACGATAGTTTTGACGGACTTTGTACCGAGTTGAATGCGTTCGCCAGCGGCTGCGGCAAAATTAAGACCACGAAAGTGAAGACCTGCCGCGCAAAAAAGACGCTCAAGCGGAAATCCTTGGACCGCAACCGTACGCGCAAGTACTTTGCTACCGGCGGATTCTTATAGTTCCTTTTTCTTCATAGAGCCGCGGTGCGCCCAACAGCGCATCGTAGAATGAATCGTTATTGCCTTATCGCAAGACTTACCATCCGCATGTGTATAAGTACACTTATATACATACGTACAATCACCACGTTTCTTCTTGTTTGACATCCAGGCAGCCGACGCATCGTCAAAGAACTTCGCATCAAACTCCTGATTTCCAGCAGACATTTTAAACATCATATAATCAAAACTACCCATTTCAATTTTCCACTGTCAACTCGGCAAGACGCTTCATAACGGTGTCAGGATAAACTATCCCCGGAAATTTTGCGACGAGCACCGCACAGGGAATATAACGCCGACGGTCATCTTCTGATACACTAAGTGCCGACCAGCGCGCTTCAAGTGCTTTCGCACGACTCCAATCCTCCGCGGACCAAGTTTCATCGCCATCAGGTTTTACAAGATACTGCGTCAACACTCCACCACGTGAAAGCATTTTCTAATCCTTATATAAAAGAATGGCTAACCTCTTTAAACTTTCGTCTCTTCCGTATCTTCCTATTCTCCTAGTGGTTGTAGGTCTTGTTCTCATTTATCTATGGGCACGCAGCCGTACAACCCGCGAGGGCTTTGAGGACACTGTAGAGCCGTCGGCTTCCAACCCGTGGAAGTTCAATATGTACTACGTGGACTGGTGCCCGCACTGCCACCACGCCAAGCCTGAGTTTGAGAAGCTCGGATCTACCATGACCATCGGCGGTCAGCAAGTCGCATGTAATGCGATTGAGGCGGAGAAGAATCCCGAGGCGGTTCAGGGTCTGAAGATTTCGGGCTACCCAACGTTTGTTTTGTATGATGCGGAGGGGAACATGGTGAAGGATTTCGACGGTCCTCGTAAGACGGCGAGCTTCCGTTCTTTCCTTGAGGATACCGTGAATATGAAGGCGGAGCGGAATTCAGAGTAAGCCATTCTTGCGCAGCAACAGTTCCGATTGAAGTGAGCATTTCAAAATCGGCGGGCTGAAGTCGCATAAACCACGCAGGAAACGGTAAATTAGGAAACCAAACAATATTTTTAGGATATTTATCCTTCAAATACGCTATTTTCTTCGGTCCTTCAAAATGGATCATAGAAAATATGTATTCGGCAATCGTAGTAGGTGTCTTTATTGCACCGTGCTCAAAGGTAAATCCGAGGGATTCGTAACGATCCGAATCGGATGGCAATAATCCCCAAGGAAAGTTTGCACCAATCGCACCATCAACCCATATATGTCCTGTTTCTTTATGAGTATAAGGGCGGAAAAAGAGCGGTAGGCTCATACTTGCGCGAATTGCATCAATAACAGATAAGGTAGGATGTGTTTTTGCAGAGCATAGAATAATTTCGTGCGTGCTAATATTTGCAATTATAAAGGTAAGATTTGGTATATCGGACATTACATAGGTGGACGACCCAGGTTTTATAAGTTCTAATATACGTTCAATCTCTCCCATTAATGAGTCGCCATTATCCAATCCCCACGATTTATTGATATTCAATAGATTATTGACATCAATATCACGGAATTTAATATAGTCTGTAGCATACATACATTTACGAACATCGGCAACTGAGTCTCCAAGTGCCATAAGAGTTGCGAGAAATGCGCCGGCAGAGGTCCCCCAATACTCCTCTACCCGTTCTAAAACTCCTGCTGTTTCCAATAGAATTAACGCTTCAACAAAGACAAGACAGCGTGTACCACCACCGGCAAAGACTAGGCGCCGCGGAAGCATCTATCGGCGCCGGCGGAATGAAATTCAAAATAATTACGCATATAACTACAAGATGTCATCAGGGTCATTGGTGCCGCCCATGCTCGTGCCGTCTTCTTTATATAAGGAAGAGGCGAAGCGAGATAGCACCCGAATTCGTATTTATAATATGGTTCTACAGCAAATCTATAATAAGGTAAAAGCCGTAGCACGTGTTCCCGGCAACGAGAAATCACTATGGTATGTAGTACCTGAGTTTATTCCAGGGACCCCGCGATTTGATATTGGTGATGCTGTATTATATATTGTTTGGAATCTACGGAATATAGGTTATACCGTAGAATACACGCATCCGAATTTATTGTTTGTAAGTTGGCGGTCTCATGACGAGATTTATCGCAAACACGAAAGTCCGTTAAGTCAGGTTTTGAATGCGGTCCGAGGTGTTGCGCAGGAATACAAAGTTCCTATGGCGAAACCGACGATTCCTACAGCGATGGCACCTATGCCCGAAATAACAAAGCGTAAGACGCCGATTAAAAAGACGGTGGAATTCAAACCTGAGGCGGAGACAATTCACTTGCCAAGTCCGACACAGCCGATGACACGGTCACTGGTTATGTCGGCAACAGGAGGAGCGGGCGCGGGTATACCACGATTACCGGGACAGTTGTCGGAACGGCATGTATCGTTTGTATAGACCACCACCACCGGCGGCGGCAATCATCATTGTCGCCTGGGTACCCTGCTTCACTAAGATGTCTAGAATGAGGATTAAGAAGATGCCGCCGAGTACAAATAGTAATATTTCAAGTAGATTGGATTCAGACTTTGTGACTTCCATCTGCTCCAGTTTATTGAACATTGAATCAAGTTTACGTTGGAGGCTATCAAGGCGTTCATTGGCGGCGACTTCGGCACCCTTCAAGTCCGCCTGTCGCGCTTCATTCTTACCAATCTTCTGCCATAGCGTGGACTGTCCATCTAGCCAGGGCGATGGGATGAGCGGCGCCTCGTTTTCACGATGAGGCATACGGTTCTTAATCCAATCGGGGATAGATGTATCGTTAAAGGCGGTTGCCCAGTCGGGTTCCAGTTTATATACGTTTTTATCTATAACATCTTCGGCGGGATGCGGGAAGTAATCTGCAGTTTCAAAAGCATTGAGAATCTCGGATTCGCTAGTACTCTTTGAATTACTCGTCGGCGAGCCACCGAGTAACTCGCCTGGTGGTAGCGGGCGATGAGCGGGGCGATCGGGCTCAATCACCATGGGCTCGGGCGGCGGCAGGGCGGCGCGACGCTTCTTACGGCGTTTCTTATCGGTATCTAAAGCGAAGAGTGACGGAGAACCATTTGCAGGTCCCTGATCTTCATTCCGGGACGTGTCCGTAAATGAACTGAAAGCTTCTTCTAATGAGCACATCTGCTCTCCCTAACGTGGGCTGTCTATTTATTTTAGTGATTTCCGCTTGCGGTTAGCGTCTTTGTCCTGGCGAAAGTTCCTATTCCAAGATAAGGATGCACGTGATTCAGTTAATATCAATCGGGCTGTTTACAGCCGCGGTTGTACTTACAATTTATGCTTGGATGGACCGAGTACGGTATTCAAATCGCTATTTTAAAACGACGGAAAAATTTCAGAATCAATCGGATCCGTTGGCTGTATCTGAGCCGATTGGTAATGTGCCGGCGTTAGTAACTCAGAATCCTACAAATGCCGATGCTATCGCCGCGCATAGATTATTGCTTCAGTACACCAGTAAAAATGTAGCAAATGGACTGCGATTTATGAAATCAATCGGAAATACGTTCTTCAAACAGCCCTTAGATCTTCGGACGGATATTGATCCGGCGAATTTAATGAATAACTATGTGAGCCCATTACAAGTAGTATGAACCCGCCACCAGGTCCCGGTTCTTCGTCCACAGGTCCTGTTTGGCATCCACCTATTGCGACAAAATGGATTGTCGTGATTATTGTTGTTTTCTTAGGCGCCGTCGCAAATCGTATCCCCCATCGGTTTCGTTTCTATCTCATTCAGCCAGTAGGATTCTTTCTCATTTCTCTAGCGGGCATGTTATGCTACTGGGGTAAATTCTATGCGGGAACGTTCGCTCTCTTCTTCTTCCTACTGTCTATCTGGTCAGCAGAAGCGCGTAGCCCTGAGGGATTCCTAAACGCTTCTAATACTGTAGATTGGGTCACAAACTCTAAGAAGTGGTTCGTAGAGAAGGTGCTCAAGGAGCAGCCACTAGCAATTCAGGAGAAGGATGTAAGTACCTTCCCCATTTCAGATTAAACCAACACTTAATAAGAAGATTCCCGGATGGATTACGGTACTATTGTAGCAATAGCTCTTACCGCATTCCTATTATACTTCTCGCTTGATTTTAGTAAGCCGTATGGCGCTACATTTAACCGCGCGGCGCTACATCCTGCCGCCCGTTTTGCAGCGGCGTTAGCATTACTATATGTTGCTCAAGAACATCAGTTACTAGCATCAGTACTATTTGTAATTATATTCTTTTGGATTGCCGATGTAAATCTACTAGCCTCTCATCCATTGTAAGAAACGCAGGAGCCCCCCGATACATAAAAAATACTAATACACGATAAGGAGATACGATGTCTAAGCGTGCTAAGAAAGGTGCCGGTTGGATGACTCCGGTAAGTTCGTGTCTTACAGGACAACCAGGTCCACACCCTGCGCCACCACCGGCTTTACCGACAACATCAGTGAATCCCTATTTACCACCACCGACAGCACCACCAACAATGGGTGGTAGTTGTTATATAGGACAGCCAGGTCCGCATCCGCCGCCGCCGCCGGCTTTACCAACAACATCGGTGAATCCTTATTTGCCGGCACCGACGGCTGGTGGTATGGCACCCCTTGGTCCGTCAGGACCTGTTAATATTCCGTCGCAAATGCCTTCACCTCCACTAACACAAGGAACAAATGTAGCGCCAACCTTATCTCCCCATCCGAGCCCGAATAATAATACGGGTCAGCCCATTGCTGGAGGTGTCTTAGATCCGCTTTCCCAGGCAATTACATTTATAAACACAAATCCGTATATTATTGGTTGTTTCATGTTAGTTCTCAACTTAGGAGGTCGTTTTCTCGCCTTAGAGTTGACAAAGAAGCAGGAAGAGTTTTTAGCCGCCCCTTGGATACGACCTGCGCTGTTTTTTACAGTTATATTCATTGCGACTCGTAACTTAGCCGCTGCCTTTTGGGTGAGCCTGCTCTTCTTCTCTATCATCTGGGTTGTAGCGAATGAGAATAGCCCGTATTGCCTCATCCCATCGTGGTGTGGACATAATATAGATAATGAGAAGAAAGTGTACGAAGAGAATGTTAAAAAGTTTTTTACGCTTAAGAAAGTGGCAAAGAAGCCAGAAAAAGAGCCAGAGCCCAAAGCCGAACTCCCTAAGGAGTAATTCAACAGTTTCAATATTATTGAACAAATTGAATAAAAATTATACATTGAGCGTTAGCTCGCTACCCGTCGGCTGCGTTGTCGTCGTCTTTTTAGAACGGCGATTGAGTCCGGCGCGGCGCATTGTCTCTGTCGTATAGGCACTGCCGATAGAGTTTGTCTCCTCGGCGTCACGACGTCCACCCGCATTGAGTTGCTGGAGGATATCATCTACACCGGTGGGACCGCGCATCTCACGGCGAACCGTCTGCGCCTGAGGGGGACCCGCCATTGGCATTGCGGGCATCGCCGCACCGAGACCAGGCATCATACCGCCCATCATATTGCCCATCATACCCATAAAGCCGCCGCTCGGCATACCCTCGGGCTCCGACTGCTCCTCCATCGGCGGCGCCTGTTCACGCATTGGCGGCTGGCGCATCTCAGGCGGCATCTGCGAAGGACCGCCACCGCCCCCCTGAGGGGGACCGCCTCGTCCACCTCCAGGTTGTCCGAGCGACATAAAGTTCGCAAAGCCAGGTCCGACCGACTCACGCGCCGCCGCCTGTGCAAACTCGCGCGCCAGATTCGGATTGTTGCGGAGAATATCATCCATACCAGGCATACGCGACTTGAACATCGTATTCGTGACGTGGCACATACCGGCGGACAATCCGAGTGATAGAATGAGGCGGACCTCAGGCGCCACCTTGCTCTTATCCTTGTACTTATCGTACAGCTCCTCAAAGATCTCATCGTAGTCCTCAATATTCTCGTTCACCTGCTCAGACCAGCCGTCTAGATGGAGTCCGAGCGGGTCGTAGCGGCTGTTGAGAAACTCCATACCGCTGGTGACGGTCGTGAGCATTGAGCGCTGGAAGCGCAGTGACGCCTCAAGACCCTTGGAGTCCTTACGGCGTGCTACCTCGGAGTTAATCTCCTCTAGCGTATTGCTCATTGACATCTTCGTACCGCTAATGCCCTTGCGGTCCATGCGCTCTAGAATCGTTAAACCCTCCGTCTTCTTACCCGATTCTTGTTCGGGAGTCAGGTATACAGCGGACGTCTGAGCAATAGCAGGCGTAGGAGCGGGTGCATCACTGCCGCTAAACCAGCTGCGGAAACCGGCGGCGGCAGGGGCGGCTGCTGCCGCGGCATTGGCAACAGGATTCGTCGTTGTTGCACCACCTAGTCCAGGAATGCTAGAGAACCACGACTTCGCAGCAGGTGCGGCAGTAGTAGTAGTGGCACTCATTGTTACACTTGGAGCAGATGTCGGCTGTGCGGACATTGTCGGAGCCGATGGTGCAGAGCCGCCAAGGCGAAACGGCTCACTACCACCTCCGCCACCAATAGGCGCCGAGGGACCCGTCTCGCGCATAATACGAATATTGTCACCGCCACCGGACGGCTTGACATCAAATGTTACATTTGTATCATCAAGGTTTACAAATTCAATATCATCTACGGGTTTGAGGTCGGCTGCCGGAGACGCCGGACGACCGACAGAGCCCGCAATCTTGCGCTGATTGCCGAGGAGATTGAGGTCAAAATCGTTTTGGTTAATGTCAAGCGAGCGACCCATATCCTGGCTGGCAGAGATTTCGGGGAACGACCCGCCGTCGGATATACGGATCGTAGGACCGCTCATAGTTTCCTTCTTTTACCTCCTCCGCCTTCGTTTTAGATTCCCAAACGCAAATGGCAAAACATATTCAATTATAAATTGAACATGTTAATAATGAATTATACACTTATTTACGTTTGTTTTTATGGGTCTTGCGACGGCGTCCGCTAGTCTTCCTAGTAGATTTCTTGTTAAGAGGGTGTGTATACTGGCGGAGTGGTGTTGATGCTGCTGGTATCAATGTATTTTTAATAAATTGCAACTCTGGTGGTGATAGTTTACGGAGGTCGTCAATTACCTCCTGCGCGGCTCTTGTTTTTTTAGGAGCAGCAAAGAGTGCTTCAGATGTTGATCCATAAGGAACAACAGGTGGGTATAAGATTATTCCCGTCTCAATAGCAACGTGCTGGATTTCCTCGGGCGACAGGTGGCGCATCTGCTGCAGCACAGACTGCGCCGCCAGAGACTTCTTGGGTTCAATCAATTTATTAGACATTATTCTGTTTATTCATAATAAAATCATTGACGATAAGCCATCAAAAAGGCGTCCGCCAAATCGGACTTCTTGCTCCGTCCCGCAAAGAATTTAGCCCATACAGAAGCTTTTGCCCCACCCGCTGCCAAAATAGCAGTAACATCGGCTTCCGCCGTATCCTTGCGTGCCTTGTACTCTCCTGAAGCTCCGCTAATATCGGTGTAATCCACGGCACGCGACTTGACGCCGGCATGGACAAAGTCAATATTGCCGGTCCAAAAATACTCACTTTCCAACCGATGTGCTAGAAGCGTATACAACATAATCTGTACCGATTTCATAGTAGGATTTTTCATCGCCGGCTGATTTTCCAGCCGAATCAATTCAGCCCGAGCCATTGATGAAAGTACAGATGTTAACCAGGTATCCATGGCTTTACGAATCGTATCCAAACCGACCGACATTGTCTTTACCGCTTTCCAGGGCACGAGGTACTCCTTTTGTGCCCATGCCACCAGTTCGGGTTTTTTCATCTTCTTAGCATCTACACCACGACCTGTAGCAAGTGCCTTGAGTTCTTTTGCCCCCATATCGCACGGTAGGCAAGGCAGCGATGGCTTTGCCGTAGCCGATTTTTTGACACGGACACCGGTGGCACACGCTTTACACCATTTGGTCCCATCCCCAACGGAAATCCACTTTGCGCCACCACCGCAACCGGCACACGATTTAGCAGTCTGGGCGGTTTCGCCACCCTCAAGCAAATCTACGTTATCCCAGGCGGCAATAGACCATTCCCCAGAAATACCATGTTCAATGACGCAGTACGCCAGATTGCGGATACCCATATCAAATCCGACATAGACGGGCATTCGGGATATGTCTCTATTTAGAGTAAGATTTAGACCTACTCATAGAGAATGTCTACGACATATTTTATTCTTACGAAACACTCCGCTGATGATATCGCAAATAATGAAAATAATCAACTTGTATTTCTAAATTCCAAGGCGTCGTATATTCTTCCTGCCAATAATCTACCGTACTATATTCAGCACGGACTCTTTGAAAAGGGTCTTATTCAATGGTGTAAGCAGTTTTGCAAACAGGGTACGATTCTAGATATTGGCGCTCATACGGGAACCTATTCTATTGCACTAGCAAATAGCGCTGCTAAGGTTCATAGTTTTGAGCCCCAGAAAATGACCTTTTACGCACTATGCGGATCAATTGCCTTGTCCAACGCAAAAAACGTAACGGCACACAACGTAGCGTTAGGTGCTCCAGATCAAGTGGGTACAATGACTCTAAATATTCGTAGTCAAGACGGCGGCGGATCATCTCTACAATCGTTCGCCGATCCAATTCTTGCCCAAGAGCAGGTGGAAGTACGAACACTGGATTCGTATAATTTCCGAAATATTACCTTTATCAAGATGGACGTAGAAGATAATGAGTTAAATGTTCTCAAAGGTGCCACCCAGACTATCAAACAAAATAATTATCCTACAATTATCTTTGAGTCCAACCACGAAAACCAACCGCTCTTTTCGTATATTATTGATACGTTAGGTTACGGTGCTATTTTACCTATTAGCGGTGTCAGCAATATGTTTTTAACGGAGCCGCCAAAACAACCCCAGCCCGTTCAAACCGACTCAAAAAGTTATTATGAATCTCTAGGGATCCGCTAATGGACGTAAAAAAATTATCACATACAGATATTAGTATTTTAATACCTGTATGTAGCGAAGCAAGTAGAAAGGCGCACACCATTGCAATAGAAGAGGCGAAAAAGTATCCTGAGCGATTTTATGAAATATATTTAGCAATTTATAACTACGAATTTAATAAACTATATAAAAATATTCTTAAACAGTTCGAATGAACTCCCAACCCATATCTTCACAGATTTTCTGCCAAATCTTATCCTGCATATAGAGTTTCTCGCGGCTCTTGAGCAGGGGAAAGCAAGGTAAATAATCATCCAGCTCCAAAAGTTCACAGAACTTATACAACACAAAGGAGTATGATAAGAAGTTGGAGCGCTTCTTAGGGCAATGTTTCACGAAACTAAATTGGATTTCCTTAAACATATACCGAAGTTTTTCCTCAACTTCACGCGACAAAACGGGCGCCGAAATACCGTTGAGCCGATTGAGAATATGTGCTACGTGGTCGTAGCAACGATTTAATTTTAGCTTTTTAATGACGTCCTTCAATTTGGACGGTTTGAGTTTGCTCATG